CAAGCAAAAGGCCAAGAGCTATATCCGCCCCGGCTATACGGGCGGCTATCTGGCGGGTCCGGAAGGGGTGATGACCTTTGGCGATGAGTACACAATTGCCGGAATTCGCATGTATCCGGACGGCTCGTTCACGACTAAATGCAAGCCGGGGAACGAGACGAAATTTATCTATGTTCCTTACGACCACTTCGCCAATGCGCAGCTACGAGACTTGACGCCGAAGCGGGATTGACATTTGGGAATTATTCGTGCGATAACGCGCATGTCTAGAAGCCGCCACCAGAGAAATCTGAGGGCGGTTTCGTCGTTTCTGAACCCCAAAATCTCGCCCGCCAGCGAGTAAGCCCGGCTCCCAGTTCTAAACCTCGTCTAGAGGCTGGGAGTGCCGGGCGCCTAGAGGTGCGCATGTATTCACCCAACTTCTTGGTAGGCCAAGCACGCCGGCCAAGCGGCCCCGTGTATCGCCCGCAGACGCAATCGCCGGGTACGTTCACGGCTCCGGAGCGTCCTGCGCCGCATACCGGCTTGGACAATCCCTGGATCGGCCGCGGCCTGATGGCGATCAATCCGCTGCTGGGTATCGGCTATCGCCTCTGGCGCGGTATTCACAATCACAACCTGCAAAACGGCGGTGTCGTGTCTCCGGGCTGGGGTCAAGGCGCCCCGGGCACGGGCTACAACAACGGCCAACTGGGCAATCCCTACGGCGGGTTCGGCAATGGTTACGGACTGAATGGCGATGGCTACGGGTCCACGGGCGGCAGCAGCTACGGCTCGGGTCAGGGCTTCGGCAATGGCCTGGGTGCGATCGGCGGCGGCACGGATCAGTTCGGCTTGCCCACGGGTCCGGCTCACTTCGGAACCCCGCCTAGTAATGGTGGCGGATCGAACGGCTTGGGCCAGCTCGGTCAAGCGCCGGGCGGCAACTTCGGCAGCAACCCCCTGATCGGCATGGGCTTCGTGGATACCCCGACCCGCGACGACTGGAACGCCCGCGCGTTGCCGAGAAACCAATGACGCGCACGGATGCTTTTGCGCCAAGGAAGGCGCTCCCATGACGTTCACCGCGCCCCGCATTGACCAGGCCCGCATCAGTGCCTACCAGCCGTCCCGCCTGCACCAGCAGAAGCGCACACGCGGCCAGCAATGGTCACTGGGCGCCAACTTCAACGCCTGCCTGCCGGAAGGCGCCACGATCGCGTCCGGTGTGTTCTACGTGCAAAACCCGGGCGTCGTGATTCTGGGCAATGCGACCAACAACGGCCGGGACTGCTCGATCGAATGCACGGCCGGCTACGGCTGGTCCACGGTGGTCAAGTGTCAGGTCACGGACACGAACGGCAAGGTCTGGAATCAGCTGTACCTGATCCGCGTGGCCGACCAACCCTATTTCTATACGGAAACGGCTCCCCCTTCGGGCCCTTACTCGGTTTCGTTCACATGAAAATGAGCCTATCGGCATTTGAGGCTCGTTCTGAGCCTGTGCCAGGGGTCGGCTGCTGGCTGTGGACCCGGTACGTCAACAATTATGGGTACGGAGAGATAGTCGAGGAAGGCAAAAAGGTCAGAGCGCACCGCAAGGCTTGGGAATTATATCGCGGCCCCATTCCCCCAGATATGTGTGTTTGCCACAAGTGTGATATCCGAACCTGCGTCAACCCTGATCACCTGTTCTTAGGCACCTATGCCGACAATCAGGCAGATATGGATGCTAAAGGGCGCAGGCCGCGCGGCTCTGCGTCCGGGCAGTCCAAGCTGACCGAAGATCAGGTAAGCGAGATTTTAGCTTCGCGCGACTCCCTTTCCTCCGCTGCCAAACGCTTTGGCGTGACCTTCCAGACGATCAGCTACATCCGTCGTCGGAAGGGCTGGAAGCACGTCGCCTAAAGGAATCCCCATGGCCAAGAAACCCTCTCCCGCCACCGACATCACCATTACCCAGCGCGAAGTCACGCCCATGCACGCCTTGACGGCCACACCCGCGGTTTACGCATGGGACGTGCGCTACGTGAAGGACGGCACCGACTACAAGGTCGGCAACTTCGACTCGGAAGAAAAGGCGCAGGCATACGCGGATTCGTTGTCGAAAGCGTGAAACATTCCGTGAAACGTCTAAAGTAGAAACTGTCACAAATGGCCGGGAAAGGAAGACCCAAGACAGGCGGTCGCCAAAAGGGCGCGCTGAATATCTTGAGCAACGACGCGAAAGAAGTGATTGCGGGCGTTGCGGGCAAGTTGGGCGGCATGAATCGGCTGGTGGAATGGGTCAAGGAAGACCCATTGAACGAGCGCGCGTTTTGGGTTCAGGTGTATCCGAAGCTGCTACCGCTGACCTTGGCGGGCGATTCGGAGAATCCGCTGGTGATCAACTGGCCGATGACGAAGCCGCCGCTGGAAAGCTGATGGACTTCACGCCACGGACGGCGTTCCTTCCCTTCCATCATCGCGCTCAACGCTGGACCTGCATCGTCGCGCATCGCCGCGCGGGCAAGACGCTGGCTTGCATTGCGGACCTGGCGACGTGTGCACTGGCGACAAAGAAGCAGAACGCCCGCTACGCCTACATCGCGCCCTATCACGCGCAGGCAAAAGCGGTGGCGTGGGACTACCTCAAGCGGATCACGGCGGAAGTGGCCGAGAACGTGTCGGAGTCTGAGCTTCAGATCGAGCTGATCACGGGCTCGCGCATTCGGTTGTATGGCGCCGACAACCCAGATGCCTTGCGCGGCTTGTATCTCGACGGCGTGGTGCTGGACGAATACGGCGACATGCGCCCGAACGTCTGGGGCGAAATCATCCGCCCGCTGCTGACCGATCGGAAAGGCTGGGCGGTATTCATCGGCACGCCGAAGGGAAAGAACCATTTCTGGCAGATCCACGAAACGGCAGAACGCTCGTCGGAATGGCTGAGCATCAGCTTGAGAGCGTCGGAAACCGGCTTGATCGAGCCGAACGAACTGGCGGACGCCCGTCGGCAGATGACGCCGGAGCAGTACGCGCAGGAGTTCGAGTGTCAGTTCGACGTGCCGGCGCTGGGCAGCATTTACGCGACGGAACTATCCACGGCCCGCGAGCAGAAACGGATTGGCCGAGTGGTGTACGAGGGCGCGGCCCTGGTACATACCGCCTGGGACTTGGGCATCGGTGATGCGACCGCGATCTGGTTCTACCAGAACATTCAGGGCGAGATTCACCTGATTGACTACTACGAAAACACGGGTCATGCGATCACGCATTACCTGAGCCTGTTGGCGCGCAAGCCCTACGTTTACGGCAAGCACTTCGTTCCGCATGACGCCGCAGGCCGGGAACTGGGAACGGGCCGCTCGATCGTGGACATGATGCGAGAGCAGGGCATTCAGCCCGAAACGCTCAAGCGCGACACGCTGGAAACCGGCATCAACGCCGCGCGGGTGCTGTTTGCGCGCTGCTGGTTCGACTCCGAAGCCTGCAAGGAAGGCATTGACGCTCTGATGAATTACCGCCGTGAGTTCAACGACAAGCTGGGCGAGTTCAAGAATGCGCCTGTGCATGACTGGGCCTCGCACGGCGCTGATGCGTTCCGTTACCTGGCGCAGTCGGTCGAAGCCTACCAAGCCAAGAAGCCGAAACCCCTGACCTTTGCGCCGGAGTTCGCCCGATGAATCGCGTCTCGGTTTGTGGCGGCACGATCCGCCGCTTCGAGGTCCGCACAAGGGGCGACTGGCGGGCCACGCTGTACGTGGCTTCGCCGGACCATCAGCCGCGCTCAGAGCTGGCCCGAGACTTGTGGCAGATGGCGCGCCCGAAGCTGTACCAACTTCGCCGAGACGTGCGATGAGCCGTACCCGCTGGTCTGTGACCAAAGCGCATGTGCGTGCCGTTCGGGAAGTTGTTCAGTGGAACGGACTGCTGCACACACTGCGTAGCGGATGGCTCAAGCATCGCGTTGTGATGTGGTGGCGTCTGATGGTTGACGCTCCGTGGAGGCAGAACTGATGGCCGCCAAGCGCAAGGATGCGCTCGATCCGCTGGCACAGATGCGCAAAGACTACGAGATCGACACGAATGCGTGTCTGGACAAGTACCAGGAGTGCATAGACGACATCCGCTTCGCCTTCGTGCCGGGCGAGCAGCAGAAGTGCGCGATGAACCCGCGGGCGCTGTACGAGTTCAACAAGACCCGTCCGGTGGTGAAGTCGGTCACCAACGACATGCGCCAGAACGACCCGAGCATCAAGGTTCGGGCGATGGAGGACGGGCATAAGCACCTAGCCGAAATCCTCGACGGGCTGATCAAGAACATCGAGGCGCAGTCTCGAGCCAATACGGCGTATGACACGGCCGGCTTCTTCGCCGCGGCGGGTGGTTATGGCGTGATCCGGGTAAACACGGAATATTCGGACGATGACGGGTTCGAGCAGGACATCCGGATCGAGGAGGAGCGCGACCCGTTCAAGATCACGTTCGATGCCCGCGCCAAGAAGTTCGATAAGCGCGATTCTCGCCGTGTGTGGGAGGTAACCGACCTCAGCACCGACGAGTTCAAGTCGCTGTATCCCGACGCCGATGCTTGCGACTTCAGCCCGGGCAATCATGCGGTCCAGAAGTGGGGCAGCTGGTTCACCGAGAAAACGGTGCGCATCGTCAAGCTATGGAAGCGTTCGCCGGTCACCAAGACGATCTACCAGCTGTCCGATGGGCGCGTGCTGGATGAGGACGACTACCAGGCCATCCTGCCGACGCTGAATCAGCCCCAGCAACCCGATTCCGGCGTGATGATGCAGCCGCCGCAAGCGCCGCTGACGCTCAAGAATCAGCGCGTGGTGAAGTCCAACAAGATCACCTGGGAGATTTGCTCGGGCAAGGAAGTACTGGACGGTCCGCACGATTGGGCCGGCAAGTTCATCCCGCTGATCCCGGTCTGGGGCGAGTCGGTCAACGTCGAAGGCGAGGAGTACTACTCCGGCCTGACGCGCCCGATCAAGGACAGCCAGCGGCTGTTCAACTGGAACATCTGCGTCGGCATGGAAGTGCTGAGCAACCAGCCGCGCTCGCCGCTGATGTTCACGGCGAAGATGATCGCGGGCTATGAGGCCGCGTACAGCAATCTGGGCAAGGACAATGCGCCGGGGCTACCGTTCAATCCGGATGATCGCGTGCCCGGTGGCAAACCGACCCGTGAGCCGCCACCTGCGTTTCCTGGCGGCTTCTTTGAAGCGAGCCAGTTCAGCGCCGACCTCATCAAGTCGGTCAGCAACGTGGTCGATGCGCCGATCCAGACCCGCGCGAGTTCCGGCAAGGCAATTCAGGCCGTCGAGCATCAGCAGGATGTCGGCAACTTCGACTACATCGACAACTTGGCCCGCGCCAAGGCGTTCGTCGGCGAAATCCTGGTCGATCTGATCCCGAAGATTTACGACACCGAGCGCGAAATCATGGTGCTGGGTGAGGACGGCAAGGAAAGCTACAAGCAGCTGAATCAGTCGGTTTACCGGACCCAGATTCCCGGCCCGGACGGTCAGCCGATCACGCTGACGCAAGACCAGTACGACCAGCTGATGAAGATGGGGCGCCCGTGTCCTCCGGGCGAATGGCAGGTCATCAACGACCTGTCGCAAGGCAAGTATGCGGTGACCGTGACGGTGGGTCCGAACTACGCGACCCAGCGTATGGAAACGGTTGGGGTGTTGTCGCAGCTGGCGGGAAATCCAGATCCAGTCATTGCCGCGGTGTCCGCGTATCTGATCATGAAGAACACGGACGCGCCGGGCACGGAAGAACTCGAGAAAGCGATGCGCCAGCGGTTGATCAGTCAGGGCGTGTTGGAACCGGGCGAAGGCGACAAACCGCCGCAGCCGCAGGGACCGAGCCCGGACGATCAACTCAAGATGGCGCAGGCCAAGAAGGCCGAAGCCGACGCGCAGAAGTCGCAGGCCGATGCCGCTCGCGGTCCGGAAGCGGTCGATAGCTCGATCGACTGGGCCAAGGTGCAGATTGCACGCTTCGATGCCATCACCAAACGCATGGCGCTGGGCTTGGATGTATCCCAGTCCGAGCGCCAATTCATGCTCGACCATGCCATTGCCACCCACGACGCGACGATGCAGGTCGCGCAACACGAACAAGCGCCGCAGATGCAGGCCATGGATTTGGCGCATCAGCAGCAAATGGCGAAGATCGCCGCACAAAACCGCCCCACTTCTAACGGACAAGGATAGTCCATGGCCGCAACAGAGCTTATTGCCGACGGTACGACGTTGGCAAATTCGGCTGACTTCACGTTGGTCGGTACCACCGCGCGCACGCTGTATCTGCGCTACACACCCGGGACCACATCACCCGTCCGGTACTACATCCAGCACAAGAACTCGGATGGCACCTACACGACGAGCATCATCCTGAAGCCCGCCGATGCGCCGATGACGCTGTTTGGGACCGGCGTGTTCCGTGCCCAGCGTCAGCCGAGTGCACAAAGTTCGGCGTTGGACATCGACTGATGAGTCATCTCAATCGACCACTGGCTGCGCCGCTAGCGCGCTCGCTGGTTGTACCCGCGTCCGGCAGCAATGCGTCCGGAGGTTCCGATCCGCCGCAGGCGTTGCTCCTGAAAACCCGCGCCGCCGCGATTTTGTACACCCGCGCCGGACTTCCCCTTGCTGAAAGGAGCCAGTAATGGCCGATATTTTCAACTTCACCGACACCTGGAACGATGGCGCGGTCACGTTCTTTGCGATCAAGTGCAATGTGACCGATACCGCATCGGCGGCTGACTCGCGCCTACTCAGCCTGAAAGTCGGCGGCGTCGAAAAAGCCTGGATATTCAAGGACGGCAGCGCACGCTTCGGCACCATTCCCGATAACGGCGGCTTTGGCCTGAACTACCCTGGCTTGGCCAGCGGCAATGACAGCACCGGGCTGCACACCGTGCAATACGCCAACGCCAATGACACGCTGGCCTCGTCAGCGATCAATTTGCTGGTGGCGGGCGGCACGCTCGCGGCACCAACCGCCACGCCCGCCAACTCGGCGAGTTCTTACAATCACTATGCACATGATGGCGTAGATATTCCGGCCAATTTTCAGTGGTTGGGCGGCGAAGAAGTGGCCGTCATCGGCGCAGCTACAGCAGGGCATGTGCCCGTTCGTGCGAATCGCTGGTTCGGCGATGGCACCACGACGGCCGTGCGTCGAACGATCGAGCCGGACGGGGTGTACCTGTTCCAGAAAGCCCGCGGCGAGATGGCGGCAGCACCAACGATTTCCAGCGGAGCGACGATTGCGCCGACCGCTGGCATCACCTTCATTTCCGGCACGACCGATGTCGTCAATATCACGCCGCCTGACGGATTCTTGGTCGGCGGTGGATCATTAACGCTGATTCCCACGGGCGTCTGGCACACGACCAACGCCGGAAACATTGCCATTGCCTCAACAGCGGTGGTGAGCAAAGCCATGACGATGTTCTACGACCACACCACGAACAAGTGGTACCCGAGCTACTAACCCAGAAGCACATGGAACACCCGACCCGCTGAGGCGGGTTTTTTATTGACCGAAGCGGACGGATTCCGCGCTGCTCAGCAGGACGCTGAGCCAACTACGCAAAGGATTGCGCGATGGACGAACAACGTCAGGAAAGAGTGTTGGCGACGGAAGCCCGGATTCGGGCGAAATTGAACATAACCCCGGAGCCTGTACAACCTGCAACACCTGCTGCACAGATTGAAACTCCGCCGATAGAAGCGGAAGCACCCCCTGCGACACCTGCGCCGCCAGCACAACCGGCACCTGCCGCTCCCGCATCCGAGCCTGACGACTTGGACGATGAGGACGAAGATCAAGAGGATTCGGCCCCCTCGGACGGCGATCCAGCCGCTGCGCCCAAGCCAAAGCGGAAACAGTCCGCGCGGCTTCAGAGACGCATTAATCGGATAGAACGGGAAAAGTACGAGGCTATTCGCGAACGCGATGCCTTGGCGATCGAGCGCGCTTATCTGTTGCAGCAGTTTCAGCAGAATCAGCCCGCCGCGCCAAACACCGCACGCGCACCGGCCGTGCAGGGCGAACCCACGCTCGAGCAATTCGGATACGACCAGGAAGCTTTCCAGAAAGCCGAGCGTCAATGGCTGATCCAGGAAGCGAAACGGGCCGCCCGACAGGAAATCGAGCAAGAGCAAGCCCAGCGTCAGATGGCAGAGCAAGGCACGCGGTTTACCCAGCGTGTGGCGGAATTGGAAAAGAAGATGCCGGGGGCGTGGCAACGCGCGACCCACGCACCTTTGCAGACGACGCCGATCATGGAGCGCGTCATTTTCGAGTCCGACGTGGGCCCCGAAATTGGGGTGTACCTTGCCGACCATCTGGACGAAGCACACGCCATTTCACGGCTGCCGCCCATGCAGCAAGCCGTTGCTTTGGGACGCATCGAAGTCGCTGTGAAAGCAGCCCCTGCGCTCCCGCCTCGCCCGCCCGTCGCCGTTTCGAGAGCGCCCGCTCCACCGGCCAGTTTGCCCTCCGGGGCGTCTTCCGTGGCGAAACCTGCGGACAAGATGACCATTGAGGACCACGTTGCCGTCGTGCGGGCAAAACAGAAAGCCAAACTCTTCGGATAAGGAAATCCAATCATGAGTGGCAACACCCTTCTCACCAGTTCGATCATTCTTGATCGAGCGATGGCGGTGCTTTTCCAGGCACCGACCTTCCTCGACAAGATCAACCGTCAGTACGACGACCGCTTCTCCACCAAGTACGGCGCCGGCGGCAAGCCCGGCGATACCGTGCAAGTCCGCATCCCGCAGCGCGCCACCATCCGCACCGGCCGCGTCATGTCCATCGAGCCGCAGGTCGATCAGGTGGTCAACGTCACTGTCTCGACCCAAAAGGGCGTGGATACCGGCGCGACTTCCGCCGAACTGTCGCTCGACATCGACGACTACCAAGAACAGTTCATCGACACCAAGATCCCTGATCTGGTCGCGGCGGTCGAATACGATGTCCTGAGCACCGTCGTGCCGCAGGTCTACAACTGCGTCGGCGACTTCGGTTCGTTCAACGACAACTCCACCACGTTGGCCGCGAGCGTCCTGCTCGGCAACAACTTGGCCCCTGCGGAGCGTTACATGTTGACCAATCTGGTCGGCAACGCGCAGGTGACCAATTCGCAAACCGGCCTGTTCAACCCGCAGTCGCAGTTGGGCGATCAGTGGAAGACCGGCCTGGTCCAGTCGAAAACCCTCGGGTACGACTGGTACCAGACCTCGCTGATGCCGTCGCTGGCCCGTGGTTCGGCCAACGGCAGCTACCTGACGGCCGCAGGCATCGCGACCGATGGCGGTTCGACGGTCGATGTCGATACCGGCTCGGGTACCTTCGCGGTGGGCGATGTCATCACCATTGCCGGCGTCAACGCCGTGCATCCGCAGACCAAGCAGAACCTCGGCTACTTGCAGGAATTCGTGATTACCCAGGCTTCGGCCGGTGGCACGGTGACCTTGCATGTCTCGCCGTCGTTCTACCTGACCGGCCCGAAGCAGAACATTTCCGCGCTTCCGGTCGATGACGTGGCGGTGACGATCAAGGGCTCGGCCAGCACCACCTACGGCCAGAACCTCGCGTTCTCGCCGGACGCCTTCTACTTCGTGACCGCCGATCTTCCCCTGCCGAAGGGCATGGGCGTCGATTGCGCCCAGCGGACGTGGAAGGGCATCACCATGCGTTTCATGAATGGCTTCGACATCGCGAACGATATGTTCGTGAGTCGCTTCGACATTCTGTACGGGGCCGGCGTGTTGCGTCCGGAATTGGCCGTTCGTATTCCGAACGATCTCAGCGCCGCTTAAGGAGAAGCAGACATGAGTGGTGTATCTCGCAGTGATCTGAGCTGGACCCCGGGTTATGGGTCCGGCATTTCCTGGCCGTCGAATCAGTCGATCGGTTCTTCCACGTCCGACAAGTTGTCGGTGTACGGCGTGACGCCGATCGTCCAACGCAGTGGCGCGGCGCAGGCCACGTCGCTGGTCGGTACGGCCAGCTCGGCGGATGTCAACACCGACCTGAAGGCAGCGATCATCGAGGTGATGAACACCTTGACTGCTTTCGGAATTTGGAAAGGATCGGCTTAAGTTCCACGGTTGGCACAAGGAAGTGCACAGAGGGCGGGAGCAATCTCGCCCTCTTTTTTACGAGGGCGTCATGGAAAAGATTGTCGCGTTGTGTGTTCCGTTTCTGCATCGCCCGATGGGTCCGTTCATGGAATCGTGCGAGGCCGCGGCGCCGCTGATCAAAGCGGCCGGTTGGACTGAGTTTGTCGTGCAGGAGCGAGGCTGTCCGTACATCAGTAACGCCCGTGCGACCTTGTTGCGTCGTGCGCTGACGGCGGGCGCTGAGGTCATCATCTTCTTGGATTATGACCTGAGCTTTCGTCCGGAAGATTTGTTGCGGCTGATCGAAACCGAAGGCGATGTCGTCGCCGGCACCTATCGGTTCAAGAAAGACGAAGAAGCGTACATGGCGACGATCCACACCTTCGGCGATGGGCGTCCGCAGACGCGCGCCGATGGCTGCATTCGCGCCGATCGCGTACCGGCCGGCTTTCTCAAAGTGACTCGAGCCGCGGTGCAACAGTTCATGCGGGCGTATCCGGAACTGTTGTATGGCGATCCCGATTGCTATTCGGTCGATCTGTTCAACCACGGCGCTTGGAAGGGCGTGTGGTGGGGCGAGGACTACGCCTTTTCCCGTCGCTGGCACGAATGCGGCGGCGATATCTGGCTGATTCCGAATCTGGACCTGACGCATCACTCGGCCGATCAAGCCTACCCGGGCAACTTCGACAAGTTCCTGCGGCGCCAGCCGGGCGGGATCGACGACCCGAACCGCGAAAGTTTTTCGACGTTGTTGAACGTGCCTGAGAAGGAACTCGGCTGATGGCTACGTTGGTTTCCGCCATTGTTCGTGGCGCGCTGCTCGACTTGAACGCGATCGACGCCGCCGCCGCGGTGCCCGGTCAGGACATGGAAGACGCGATTGCGGTCTTGAATCGCATGATTCGGCGCTGGGAAGCCTCCGGGCTCGCGTTGGGCTGGTCGGATGTCTCCGCCCCTGATGACGAAATGCCGAGCCCCAGCGAAGCCGAGGACGCAATCATCCATAACCTGGCGGTTCGCCTGCCCGGTTACGCGCATCCCAGTGACTTCGGGCGCGTCGTGGATTTGGCCGCCGAAGGGCTGGCCGAGTTGCGCCGCGATCGGTTGGTCGAGATGCCGTTGCGCGTGACCAATGACTTGCCGTGTCCGGAGAACGGCGGCTATTGGAATATTTACACGGATAGTCCGATCGTTCGATGAAGCGTACGCCGCTGCCCATCGTGGATGGCTGCTATGCGGACGAAACACGGGCGTTTTCGGTTCAAGACACCGTTAACTACATTCCGGTTACCGCCGAACAAGCGGGAACGCGTTCGCCCTTGCTGGCGGTCGATGCGCCGGGCTTGCGTGAAGTGGTTGAGGTGGGCGACGGGCCGCATCGGTGTGGCATCGTGGTCGGCGGTCAGCGGTTGGTCGTATCAGGTACCTCACTCTATCGTCTGGACAACGACGATCGCACCCTGTTGATCGGAACGATTCCCGGGGAAGGCCGGGTGTCCGCGACCTCGAACCAGGCCAACCAAGTGGCCTTTGGTACTGGCAGTTCCGGGTACGTGTACGACACGCAATCCGGCGCGCTGACGCAGATCACCGACAGCGCCTTTCCCGGCGCGATCGTGTTCGACTACATCGGGCAGCTGGGCGTGTCGCTGGACCCCAGCCGGCAGTTCTTCCGCAACTCCGCGATCAACGACCTGAGCGCGTATTCCGCGCTGGAAAAGTACCAGGGCGAAGCCTCGCCGGATTTGCTGGTCGGCATCAAGGTCTGCCATTCGGAACTGCTGGCCTTCAGTCAGACGACGACGGAAGTGTTCGACCAGACGACGGACCCTGCGTCGATCGCCGATCACATCTTGTTCGTCAACAAGAAGATCACCATTCAGCGCGGTTGTGCGTCCGCGTACTGCGTCGTCAACCTCGACAATTCCGTGCTGTTCGTCGGCGATGACGGCAGCGTGTATCGGTTGGATGGCTACACCCCGGTCCGGATTCCGACGTTTCCGATCGAACAGGCGCTGGCGAAGTGCGACCTGTCCAAATGCTTCGCGTTCGCCTGGGAAGACAGGGGCCACAAGGTCTATTACCTGACCTGTCCCGATGGGAACACATGGGGCTACGACGTGGCGAGCCGCAAATGGCATCGCCGCCAGTCCTACGGCTTGAACCGCTGGCGGCTCAATACGCTGTTCGAGTGGAACGGCGTCTGGTACGGCGGCAGCTTCAACTCGGGAATGCTCTATCGGCTGGACTGGGACCATGTACTGGAAGGCCCCGATCCGTTGCCGCGCAAACGCGTTCTCGGCGTGCTTCACGCCAATCAAAACATGGTAATCGGCGAATCGCTGGAACTGGTCATCAACACCGGAGGGCCTGTGAGCGTGTACGAGCCATTGCCCGTGGGGGCCAATTTCGACGTGGTGGTAATGCAAGGCGGCGGCGGGTTTGCGCTGGTCAACTACACGGTCGCCGACAACAACTTCACCGTCTCCGGCGCCACGACCAGCGGCGAGTCCTTTCAATCGCGACCCTTCGCGATGACGGGCGGCCTGGCGGATCGCGATTTCACGATTGTCCATTACTCGACCCTGGGCAACGCCGACAGCATTTGCGCGTATTTCCCGAACGGCTCGGGCAGTATGTTGCTGACGGCCAGCATCACGAACACCCCGACCAAGATTTACCAGGGCGTGGCAAAGCTGTCGGAAACGCGGCTGGTGGCGTTCCGTACCGACAACGCCGGCAACAACTGCAAGGCCGAACTCTACGGCTTCAACGGTTCGGCGTTCTCGCTGCTGTACACGCTGACGCTGGACGACAGCAAGGGCCACCCCGATTACTGCATGTCCTGCTCGATGGGCGGAAAAGCGGTGTTTGTCGGTGGCACCGGCACGAAATACATCGTCATTACCAACACGGCAGACGTGTTGAGCGTGCAGTACAGCACGACGGCGACGGTCCACACGACCGACGTGCTGGCGATTGGCGATTCGCTCGCGCTCAGTGGCGGCCAGCGGTTGACGTGGAGCGGCACCGACTTCACAACCGTTCAAGCGACCCTCGACAATACCGATGGGGTCGCTTACGACGGCACGCGGGTCTTTGAAGTCGACCAGGCGGCGGCGACGGTTGCCAAGATTCGACTAGCGGATTCGCCCTACACGAAAACGTCGTTTACGACGCACTACGACAGCTACCCCGGCGCGGGTACCGACTACGTATTCATTCCGCAGGACTCGAGCGGCGACAACACGGGTGAAGTGCTGGTGTGGAGCGGCGGCCAATACATCCATGCGAGCGACTTTGAATTCGCCCAATGGGCGCCGCTGTCGGACATTCGCAACATGGTGGCGACGGTGGTGCGCGAACGTGGCTGACCATCAACTGATGATTCGCGTCTCGACCGACGGCGGCAACACCTTCGGCAACGCTACCTCCCATGACCTGGGCACGACCGGCAAATTCGTGAAGCAGGTCAAGCGCAACCGCTGCGGGCAGTCTCGCCAGTTTGTGTTTGAAGTGACGGTTTCCAGTCCGATCAAGTGTCCGATCCTGGCGGCGGTGATGCAGGCGGAATCCGTGGACTAGCCATGCGCTATGCCGTCATCACCCTCCCGCGCAGTCGATCGACCTGGCTCGCTGAGTGGTTGGGTGCGGAGCATGAGGCGTTGTCTCGCATCGGCTCACTGGATGAGTTGACGGTGGAAGGGATTGTCGACACCGGCAGCGCGTTGTTCTTCGACGCGCTGTGGCATCGCTGGCCCGACGCACGATACCTGTTCGTGTTTCGGGATATGCGCGAGATCGCTACGTCCTGTGAGCGCGTGGGCTTGCCGATCGACGGCTTGCCGGCGCTGCGCACCCGTCAGGAAGTGGCCTACGCGAGCGTAGCGGGCGCTCCGAACGTGCGCGCGGTGCATTTCCACCAGCTAGACGACATGGACACGCTGGCGCGGCTGTGGAGCTTTCTGAAGGGCACGAAGTTTGACGAAGGCCGCGCCCGCGAGATGATCGGGCGAAACATTCAATGTGACATTCCCGCCATTTTGGGCGGTCTGGACGCGGCACGGACGCAGCGCCTGGTAGCAGCACACCTGATGAAAAAGGAGAAAGTGTCATCTGGGGCTCAATAATCTCGGCCGTCGTTGATCTTTACGGCAACAGCCAAAACCAGCAGGCGTCCGATCACGCCGCAAACAATGCGCGGATCCCGATTGACTTCCTGAAACAAGTCTATGGGGAAGCGAAGGGCTACCAGGCGCCGTATCTCGGGCTGGGGGTCACGGGTGCGAATGGACTGACGCGGCTGGCGAACGGCGATTATTCGGGCTTCGCCAATTCCCCGGATTATCTCTACGCCCGCGGTGAAGAACAGTACGGGCTCGACCATAGCGCCGCCGCTCGCGGTCAACTCTACGATCCCGGCACGCAACTTGAACTCGCGCAGCACCTCAACGGCTTGGCCTCGCAAAACCTCGGCAATTACCGCGGCTCGCTCGAGCGGTTGGCGCAGATGGGCCAGAACTCGGCGACGGCGCTCGGCAATCTGGGCGCGGGGGTTGGCAGCAACCTCGTCGGCGCCTACGGCAATCTCAGTTCCGCGCAGCAGCAGGGCTACGACAGCAACGGTCAGCTCGCGGCTTCGCTCGGCGGTCTGTTCAACAACTGGTACCAGGGCCAGAACCAGCCGTTGACCGATTCGAGCTACGGCAGCCTGCCAAGTGACAACTACGGCTTTGGTGGCATTCCCAGTTCGTCGGGCGACAACAACTATGGCTTCGGCGGGACAACGCCCTACGGCGGCTATCAAGACCCGAACTACGGCTTCGGTGGGAGCCCCTGGTAATGAACAATCTGCTTGAACTGACCAAGTTCGTGCAAGGGGAAGGCGATCTCGGTCGCCAACGCGGTCAGCAGAACAATCTTGCCAAATTGACGGCGCAGGTTGCCCAAGGCGGTCAGCCGGACTACGCGGGAATTGCCATGAACGGCGGCAACCCGCTGGCAATCCGCGACGACCAGCAGAAGCAGAAGGAACAAGCCCTGCAATCGCTCGGTCAGGCCGCGCAATGGTTCGCCCAGCTGCCGCCCGACATGCAGGCGCAGCAGTACCCGCAGCTGGCGCAGCATGCCACCCAGTTGGGCTTCCCGGTACCACAGCAGTTCGATCCATCCTTTGTGCCGAAGATTGCGCAGCTGGCTATGCTCATCGGTGGCAACAATGCCACTGCCTTGCGTCCGATGAATGTTTCGCCGGGTGGCGAGATCGTGGATCCGACGACGGGCAAGGTCATTCACGCGAACAGCAATTTCGCGCCGCAGAAGCCGGTCTGGGACAGCGCCCGTGGCGGCTGGGCCTTTCCTCCGGGTGGCGGGCAGGTGCCTAACAGCGCGCCCGCTGCTGCTCCGTCTGCCGCGCTTCCGAACGTGCAGTTTGACTTCGCGCCGGGTACGCCACAATCGGTCATTGACGCCACGAAAGCCGCCGCGATCGCCGATCAGCAAGGCCAAATGCCCTCCACCCCGATGAGCGGCGGTGGCATGGGATCGGGTGGTGGATTTCTCCAGGTGGTGCCGCCGCGTCAGTCGCAGCGCGGCCCCAGCGCATTGCAAGAGCGGATCGACTTGGCGCGGCAGCTTGGCGCCACGCCTGAGCAACTAAGGCAGTTGGTTATCGGTAGCGGCGGTCAGGATTCCGCGCCGCCCGCGATTCCTGGCGATGAAACGAAAACCGGCAACGACTACTTGGCAACGCTCGATAACGCCACGCGCACGCAGGTTCAGGCGTTGGCCTCGGGTCGGATGCAGTTCCCGACCGGAACCGCGCTCAAGTCGCCGTACTGGCAGGGCATGTTGGCCGCGGTGTCTCAGTACGACCCGCAATTCGACGCCATCAACTACAACGCCCGTGCCAAGACCCGTTCCGATTTCACGTCCGGCAAAGCCGCGCAGAGCATCAACGCCCTGAACACCGTGGCCGGCCACTTGAAGGAATTACAGGACGCGGGCGATGCACTGAAAAACTCGCGCTTCCCGACCTTCAATTCCGTCGCCAACTATGCCGAAAACGCGATGGGCGATCCGCGCGTCAAGACGTTCAATGCCACGAAGAAGGCCGTGGTGGACGAACTGACCCGCGTCTGGCGTGGCGCTGGTGGCAGCGAGGCCGATATTCGGACGTGGAGTTCGGTCATTGATAGTGCGGCTTCGCCGGATCAGCTTCATGGCGTGGTCACGAAGATTTCCAGCTTGATCGAGTCGAAGATTCAGGCGCTTACGGAGCAGTACAAGCAAGGCATGGGCATTGCCGCCGACGCGCGTTCGTTCGTGACTCCGCAGAATCAGCAGTTCTTCGACCAGTCCAGCCAAGGCGCTAACTCGCCGAAAGTCATCCGTTACGACGCCAAAGGAAACCGCATCCCGTGAGCAAGCAAGCGCACTTGCATGACGGAACGATTCTGGAGTTCCCCGACGACACGCCCGATGCGGTCATGGACAACGCCGTGAAGGCGCATTTGTCCCAACCTGCCGCCAACAACTCCGCGTTCGCGCAGATGGTGAGCGGTGCGCCGTCGGCGGACAAAACGCGCGCCGATCAGGCAATGACGGATCGAATCTACGGACTCGGCCCCGAAGTCGGCGATGCCGGGCGCGCTCTGCTGCATCATGCGCTGAACTTCTTGCATGGCACGGCCCAGACGATTGAGCATGCCCAGACGATTGAGCATGGCGCCAACGCCGTCACGGGCGGCGCCCTGTCCGATGTCGTCAATCAAGACGACGCCGCCATGCGCCAACGCGAAGCGGATTACCAAGGTAAAACCGGGGACACGGCGGGCGCCTATGCCGGCGCAACGGTCGGCGAAGTGCTGCCGTGGATGACCGGCATCGCCGAACTTCGCGCCGCCGGATTGCTGCCGAAGATTGCGCCAGCGGGGCCGAACATCGTCAGCAAGATTGCCAACGTCGCCAAGAAAGGCGCGCTGCTTGCGGCTGAGGGCGGTTTGATGGGTGCCGCGGCGCCTGTGACCGATCCCGGCGACTATGCCAGCCAGAAGGCCGCACAGATCGCCACAGGCGCGGTGACGGCCCCGGTATTGGGCGCCGCTACGCACGGCTTAGGCGTTGCGGCAGGCGCGATCAAAGCCGGCGCCCGCTACCTGACGCCCGCGGGCCGGGAAGCCATCGCGGATGCGCGCGTGTCGCGTCTGCTGGGCAATGATCCAGCGACGGAAACCGCTTTGCGTCAGCCTTCGCCGATCCCCGGCTTCACCCCGACACCGGCCCAAGCCCTCAGCACCCCGGAAGCGGTCCAGGCCGAACGCATCCTGCGCAACAACGGCCAGACCGCCCCTGCGTTCGCCAATCAGGAATCGGCCAACAATGCCGCCCTGCGGGCGCATGTCGCCAGCGTGGCGCGGGACGATGCCGCGATGACGGCGGCGAAGAACGCGCGAACGGCGATGAGCCAGCAGTTCCGGAGCGCGAACCTGCCGGAAACCGGCGCAAAGCTGGTCGATCCGACGCCCATCGTCGGGGTGCTGAAAAACCTGACGCTTTCTGGCAATGACACCGTGCGCCGGGCCGCGATCAAGCATCTGGGCCTGCTGCGCGCCAACATGGCCCAAAACGGGGGTAAGATCACCGTGACGGCGCTGGACGACATTCGCCAGGGCGTCGGGTCCACCTTGCGGAGCATTCCGCAACATGGCGCGGTGACTCCTCAGGAAATCGTCAAATATGAACCTGTCTCGGCCGCGATTACTGATGCGATCGAACGAGCAGTACCGGGCTATCGCGCTCATCTGGCCGCGTATGCACGTCATTCGCAGCCTATCAACGATATGGAAGCAGCTCGCGCCCTCCTTAGCGCAATTGATAGTGGTGGGCGGGACGCTGGCGGCAATCAAAGCGTTAGCCTAGCGGCCGTCAAGGCGCTCATCGCCAAGGACAACCGGGCGAACTTCCCGATGTCGCCGCAAGCCCGGCGACAGATCGAAAACGTGATGGACGCCTTGCAGCGTCGCACGGTCAGTCACAACACCATCGCCGCCACAGGGCCGGGCACAGCCGCCGATGCGCAGCGCGCCATTCAAAACTCGCCGCTGCTGATGCGCATGCTCGGCCATGCCGGCGCGGGTGTCGGTGGCGTTTTCGGCGGCATTCCCGGGTATCTGGCCGGCGTCGGCGCGGTCGAAGGCGCGAATGCGCTTAACAATGCCGTGACGCGCCGTGTCGGCGTGAAAGCAGCGAACGCACTCACCGCGGCGGATGCGATCCAGGCCAACCGCCTGCGACTGGCGAAACCGAAAAACAACTTGGCGCGACTCGCGCTGCCTTACGACCAGAAGTAGCTAACGCTTTCCGCTGATCACAAGCCCCGCAAGGGGCTTTTTTATTGGGGCAAATAAATGTCGTCCTTCCTGTTCTATGACCCCAGGCCCCAATACCGAAAGGCCGACGGCACCCTCTGCGCCAATGGCTCGCTGACGTTCACGCTGACCAACACCAGCGACCCGTCGGACGTGTACGCGGATTCGGACCTGAGTACGAACCTCGGCAACGTCATTACGCTCGGGGCCGATGCGCGCTCGCCGACGCCGCTCTGGGGCGACAGCACGATCCAGTACAGAATCGAGTTGCAGGACTCCCTCGGCGCCACGGTTGCAGACTACCCGGTCGATGATGTCTCCGGGGCGGACTTCGGGGCCGTGTCGATTCCGGACCCGACTTCGGGCGATGCCGGCGACGTTCTCAGCACGACGGGCTCGGTCTATGAGCTGCGGGCGATTCGTGAAGTGCCGGACGGCACCGGGCACGACAACGCCTACCTATCCACCGTCGCCAATGTCTCCCAATGGGTCGCATTTCCCGATATTCCCGATCCGGTCATTCCCGATGGTGGCGTAACCGTCAACGACACCACGACCGTACTGCGCATCGGTACATGGGTCGAGCAGTCGGGCAGCGGCACCATGGCGGCCTCCGGGGGCATTTCCTCGTCGCAAGCCATCGTGTTCGCCAGTAATGGCGGCATCGCCATGGACAGCTGCGAACACGTCAGCGTGACCCCGACCAACGTGCTGGGTGTGGCCTTCAGCGTCCCGCTCACCGTGACCGCGAAAGACGGCACCGGATTCACGGTGATGGGCTCGACCAACAACACGAACGGCTCCGTGTTCACGGGGACGCTGGGTTTTACCTATCTCGCCAAGGGTACCAAGGCGATCGACCCTTAAGGACATTTCCTCATGCAATCCAAAATCGTCACGCTCGGCCCTATCGCCCTGACCAACAGCGCCGCCAACGTACTGAACCCGCCGACCACGACGGGTGGCACGAACTGCGGCACGCCCAATACGGCCCTTATCATCCGGCAGGTGTCGGTGGTGAATAAATCGGCCTCAGCCGCCACCTTTTCGTTTTACTTGGGCGCCACGGGCGCCAGTGCCGCAGGCACGGAGATTTTCGGTACCGGCAAGTCCGTCGCCGCCAATGACGTGTACACGCTCAACTGCGCCCAGCGGATCGACACGTCGCAATTCCTGGTCGGCTTGGCGAGCGCCAATACGTCACTGGTGGTCATGTTCTCGGCTGAGATTTTCCTGGCCTAATGACCAACCAGTTCTTTCCGAACGCCGCGTCGGAAGTCGTTGACCCCAACCGTCGCGCCACGATTCCCTGGCGAAACTGGTTTGCGAGCGTCAACGCCGCGCTGGCGAACGGAACGATCACTGATGACCAGCTCACGGCGGCCGTCGCCAAAATCCTGATTTCGCTCGGCACGACGGACGGTACCGCCGACACCATCATCGACGTGGTGAACACGGAGTTGACCGGGATATATCCGGTCCTTGTCTCCGGCGACATGCGCGACGGCTTCCTGATCAAGCTGCCGGACGGCTTCGGGCAGTACAACATCGTCAACGCGCCGGTCGTATTTGAGAACGAACCGGAGCCGACCTGGCCCGGTCAGGACGGCAAGAAAGGAGATCCCGGCAAAGATGGCTTGCCGGGAATGCGCGGCGATGATGGCGACGATGCCTGGCCGCTGGCGCAAGACGGCAAGAACGGACGAGATGGCCGCGATGCGCAGGGCGAGCCGCTGCTGTTTTCCGACATCGAAACGGGCGAATCTTGGCCGCAGAGCGGCGGACTGACCCTTGTCGATCTGACGACCAACGTTACCGGCATCCTGCCTGCTGCCAACGGCGGCACCGGCATTGCCAACAACGCCGCCTGCACGATCACGTTTTCCGGCAACTACGGTTTCACGCTGACGCTGACAGCGGCGACCAACGTCACCTTCCCGACCTCGGGGACGCTGGCGGTGATTACCGCGGCCAACAGCATGACGGCGGTTTCGACGCCTTCCGCCCCGAGCTCCGGCTTCTTGCAGAACTACACCAAGACCCTGTGCGGTCGGGAAATGCCGTTCGTGCGCGGCCCAAGCGGCATCGAACGCTGCCTGGAAATGCCGGAGATTACGAGTTGGCACGGCTGGTTCAAGGGTTTCGGCTCCGCGGCGGGTACCTATGTCGGCATCGCCGGCACGAACACGGTCACGCCGGTTCAGACCTCGCCAACCAATACCAACCGATTCACGCTCATGCACCGCTCAACCTATTCGAGCGTGGTCACGACCCCGAGCCAGCAGATCGGCAGCCGCGCGACGTTCAACACGTTGTTCCGAGGCAGCGCCGCGGGCATTGGTGGCTTCTGGGTGGTGGTCCGGTTCGGCTTCACGACCATCAAGACGGCGTCGCGCTGCTTTGTCGGCCTATCGGCGAACACCAACAACGTGACTTCGGACCCGTCCGGCCTGACCAATATCGCGGGTTTCGGCTTCGACGTGGGCGATACCGCCTGGACGTTCATGCACAACGACAACTCCGGCACGGCGACGAAAGACGCCATCGGCGGGCAGGCCACGCTCGCCACGAACAACACCGGATTCATTGCCGTGATTGGCTGCTATCCGAACGACTCAAAAATCTACTACGCGCTGTATGACTTGGTGCAGGGCACTTGGCTCTGCGACACGTCCACGAATACCGATCTGCCGGTCAACACGACGGCACTCGGCGTGAATGTGGTCATGTCTAACGGCACCGCGAACACGGCGGCCAACGACGCGCAGCTCGGTATCAGCACCATCGACGTTTACACGGAGAGCTGACGTGGCGACCCTCGAACAGCAGCTAGACGCCCTGATCCCCACGCAAGAACTACAACGGGCTGGCTACGCCGACGGCGGCTCAACAGACGGCGCAGATCAAGGTGCTGACGCAAGCCGTCGCGATGCTGATCTTTCTCCACGAAAACCGGACAGATCAAAGTCCATGACGCCCATCAATCGCCAAGGAGCGCGCGATGATCGACGCTGAAAATATCCGGCAGCGCCTGGATTCTCTGGAACGACAGAACGATGTGATGTTCGACCAACTGGGCGACATGCAGCAGGACATTCGCCGGGTAGGCGAGAGCGTCAAGGAACTGCTGGACGTATTCAACGGCACGAAGTCAGTCATCGGTTTCGTGCGCGCCGTGGGGCGATTCACCATCGCATTCGGTTTGTTCGGCGGCACGATTGCTGCGCTATATCTGTGGGGGAAAGTCATTCTCTTAGCCATTCTTCGAGGGAAAGTGCCATGAAATACGCACTGATTTTGCTGCTCGTCGCCGTGCTATTCCTGACCGGGGCGGCGGGACCGAATAACGATTTCGCGCTGATCGACCGCGTGTTCGATGACATCAAGCACACGCTTGGCCGGGTCAATGAACTGACAGGCACGTTGCTGCTGGTTATTACCGGCATTTTGGGTCTGGTCGCCGAACTCGGCCGGCGCATCCGCAAGGCGCAGAAAGAAGCCGCAATCGAACGCCAGGCCATCGCTGCCGAACAGCGCGACCACTTGAGCGACGTGAAGACGGCCGTCGCCGAAGTCCCGGGCAAGGTGTCGGAAGTGGCGGCCACGGTCGCGGCTGATCTGGCGAAGGGCGCGCCGATCACCGAACAGCCGAAGGATTACGCGCCGTGAGCGTCTTCGATATCTGCATTGACCGCGTGCTGGTATCGGAAGGCGGCTACGTCAATCTGACCGACGATCCGGGCGGCGAAACCAATTACGGCATCAGCAAGCGCGCTTATCCCGATGTCGATATCCGGGGGTTGACCCGCGCTGGCGCGATCGCCATCTATCGCCGGGACTATTGGGACAAGATCCGGGGCGACGACTTGCCGCCTGCGGTCGCGTTCCAAGTCCTCGATGCCGCGGTGAACCATGGCGTCGATCGCGCGGTGAAATGGCTGCAATGGGCGGCGGGCTGCGATCAGGACGGACACCTGGGGCCGATGACGATCCGCGCGATCCAGTCCGCCAACCCGTTCGCGCTCGCGCTGCTGTTCAACGCGGTCCGACTGAACTTCTACGCCGGGCTCGCCAGCTTTTCCACCTTCGGGCGCGGCTGGACCCGAAGGCTGGCCGATAGCCTGGCCTACGCGGTGCAGGACAACTCACTTGGGAGTAACGCATGAACAACCTGACCCTACTCATCGCTCTGATCGCGGTCATTGCCGGCTTCGTGCTGGCGATCCGCAATGGCGAATACCGCAATGGCACGTTCTGGCTGGTCACGTCGATCGTGCTGCTGCTTGTCGTCCCGCTCCTGCCGGCGCTGCACGCATGAAGACCATCGGCCGTTATCTCGTCTTGCTCGCCATCCTGGCCGGCTGCGCCAACACGTCGCCCAGCACGGGCCGACAGTCGATCGAGGAAGGGTGCGTTTCCGCCTCTGCCGCGATCCGCGTCCTGACCGTCGCCAACCAGACTGGGAAGCTGTCAGCCAGTCAGCAGCAGTCCATCTCGAACGCCATCGCCATCACCGATCCGATTTGCCGCGGCTCGGCGGTGCCGGACAACTCATCGGCCTTTCGGGCGGCGATTCACGCGCTCGAAGTGGCTGCGACGGGAGTAAACCATGCGCCTTGATATTTCCAAACTCGAAGAAATCGGCGGCCTCGTTCTCGACGTGGCGAGTTCGTTTTCGCCCACGGGCGCATTGATCGTCCGCGCCAACCAGCTCAAGCAACTGCTGGAAGCCGGCAGCGAACTCAACGGCCTGCTGGCTCGCATTCGCAACCAGTCCGACGCCGACAGCCTGCAGGTCTGGGAAGCGGTCGAAGCCGACTACTCGGACGCCGTGGACGCCTTCCGGGCCTCCCTAAAGGCGCACGGGTAGGGGTGTAGTTTTTAGCTAAGCCGGAAGTTTTTAGTTTTCGTACCGCTGGAAATGGTGGCCAGGGAGGGAATCGAACCCCCGACACGGGGATTTTCAATCAGTGTTGCGGGGATTGTGTTTCCCGTGGAGCGTCAACGGCTTGCCGGCGAACGGTTCTCAAAACCGGACAGGGTTATCCACAAGATAGGTCATTGATCCGCAACAGCGGCCAATGGAGTTTTTAGCGGCTCGGCGTGACGTGCCGAGGCAGTCGGTTATACACGCGCTCGAACGTGCGCTGATCCAGATGGCCCAGCAATCGCCAGTCGCGGGAATCGCTGCCGGCCTTGGCGCGCAGATCGTTGAAGGTGAAGGCGTCGGCAATGCCGGCCTTCGTATAGGCGCGATGCCACAGTGACCGGAAGCCGTCGCCGGTATAGGCACGGCCTGTCTCCGTGGCGATCAGCATCAGCGGAATGAACTCGCGCGATTCGACGGCAGCCAGGACCGCGCGGCGCAGCCCTTCGGTCCAGCCGAACACCAGCGTTTTGCCGGTCTTGCGCGTGTGAACCGTCAGGCCGGCGTCGGAAAAGTCCGACCGGCGAATGCGCAGAATGTCGCCCTGCCGAAGTCCGGTCACAGCGGCCATCAGCATCGCAGCGCGGACCACGGGCGGCGCCACGGCAAACACGGCCATGAACTCGGCGTCGGTGACGTACTTCGTCCGCGCTTTCTCGGTGAACCGCTCCAAATACTGCACGGGGTTGGATTTGATCGTTCCCCGGCGCACCGCCAACTGAAAGGACTCGAACAGGAACGTGCGTTCCCTGTTCGTCCTGACCTGCGCCACCGCGCCCCGCGCATCCCGCCAGCGATAGAGCATCGGCACGTCTACATCCTCGATCAGCACGTCCGACCAGATCGGCCGCAAGCTGGCATGGCAGCGTGTGTAATCCGTCATCGTGACCGGCGACAAACTCCCTTTCTTCACCCGCTCGCTAAATTCAGCCAGGCAGGCGTCCAGCAGGTCGCCCACGACACGTTCGCCGCGGCGCTTGCTCTCGCCCCACGTCGAACGCCATGCCGCCAGGAGCGCGTCCAGCGAGCCGTAGGGCTGCCTGCGTAGGCCACTTTTGCGGCTCTCGTCGGGGACGTACATCCATAGCGCCCCGGTCATCTTGTCGCGCTGGCAATAGGACGGCAGGCCGGTATGGTGCTTTCGGGGTCGCGGCATTATCCCGCCTTGCGGATCAGATCCAGCCGGGGTTCGGTCTTGGCTTTATGGCGTCCGGTGCCGGGCATCATCTTCGCCACGTAGGCGGCGCGCAAGACCTTGACCCGGCGATCGGTCCCCAACTCGGCAGGAATACCGTGGCCCAGGAACCATGCCATCTGCTTCGCGCGCTTGATCGCGCCCGTGGCTTCGTGGACTTCCTCGGGGGTTAGAAGCAGGTCGCTCATGCTCGAATGCTCGCCGTATTGTCTAAGCGCGGATCAGCGCGAGAACGGTCAATGGCATACATCATTTCGTAAGTGTTAATCAGGTGTTCCATTTGCAAACGGATAGATAGCGCCTGCATTTCCAGATTGAATTTTGCCCACTTACGGCGTGACTCTTGATCGCGCTCATTATTCTCGCGAACTAACCGTTCGTATTTTTCATTGTCCATTTTCATCCCGTCACCCCGCCTCGCCCGGATGGAGGGCGGCCTTCGGGTGCGTCAGTTCGTTGAACGCCGCCTCAAACTCGCCGACGATCTTTTCCAATGGATCGCAGAGGCCAGGGTCGAACATGCGATCAACGTACCGGAATACTAGGCGGCCAACTTCCGCATAGCCGGCATCGGCTTCGGCGCGTCTTTTCTGTTCGGCGTGCAGAAACGATTCATTTAGGAAATTACGCGCCATCTCCTCACGTTCCCGCTGACAGGCGGCGAGCTGGTCGGCAAGCCGCGACAGTTCTTCGATCAGGTGTAGGCGCTGTTCCTCGTTCGATTCAAATTGCCTCTTGAATGCAGACAGTTCTGAATCCCTGCTTGCCAGTGATTGCTCAAGAGTGGCAATGCGTTCGTCGCGCGAGTCCTTTGGCGGTCCATAATCGGCCCAACCTTCAGTCATCATGGCTTAGCCTCCCTAGGGCAGCGCGCATCGTCTGCCAATCCTTCACGGATACGCTGACGTAGCGTTCCTCCATGCCGTCGCCGAAATGGTACTCGGCTAACTTCTCGCGACCTTCCTCGGTTCGATCTATCGCCGACTGAACCTCCTCCGTGACCTCGACGGCCTTGGCGGGGTGGGCGTAGGTGGCAATAGCAGACCGCGCCGTAAGCAGCGCTGCGTACCCGCCAGATTCAATGTCACGTCCGCGCAGCATCGTGTCTAAGACTTCAACGGCGTAGCGGTTCCTCGCCACCTCCGCATCCTGATTCCATACGGCGATAGCCTTAGCCCGTTCTATTTCATCAACACAAGCATTCCAACCTTCTTGAAAGCCATCGTTCCGGCCATCTTGATAACGCTTGTCGTTGCCGCTGAACATTTCCCTTGGCGGCTCAAGACGATCTGGTAATTTCGTGTTCACTTCTCATTCCTCCGAACGCGCGGCGGCAGGTGGGGTGGCGGCAAGTTCCGGTTTTCGCGCGTCTAATTGGTATGGCCGTTCGCCGCGCTTTCTTGCTTCTCTCTGTAAGCAGTTGTCTGACTGCGTGCCCAACGAAAGATGCGCAGGATTGACGCAGGGTGGCGTATCGCATTTATGACAGACGAACAAGTCGGCCTCGATGTCGCCAACAAAATAGGCGTAGAACAGCCTATGCGCGGCCTTCCACCATTGTCCTGCGCTATGTGCATAGCCGTATCCATTCGCGTGCCACTTGCCCGCCCATAACCAGCAACCGCGCCCCGGGATAGGGAAGTAGTTTTCAGCCAAATACGGCGTCATCAGCTTGCGTGCTTCAGCCTGAGAAAGCGGAGGAACGTTCACTTATCTTCGCCCTCCGCTGGCTGCGCGGTGAGGGCAGATAATTGGTCGGCGAACTCGATCATGGCGTGATCGTCCCAGCGGTCCATTAGACTTTCGCCATCAAAGCCTTCTGCCGAAAATCGTTTTGTGCCTTTCTTGCGCATCTCGGCAATGATCGACTGCAATGCGGGGGTGTTCATGGGCGATCCTTTCGTTGATTGAGTAGGCATTCGTCGCAGACCCACGCGGTCATTGTCCAAGCGTTGCGCGCTTTGCATTTGCAGCAGCAGTCAGTTCGCCGGCCACGTTTGCGGCGCGGGATAAAACGAACAGTTGTCCCCGCCACCCCACGGTTGCGCATAGGGGTCATGGGGTGTCCTTGTGTTTCGTTTTCATGTGCCGCGCAAGGTTCTCGAACGTGCGGTTGCAGCACGGGCAGACACCGGCACTGGCGCGCTTGATGAGCCGCTTCCGGGCTTTCTCTGCTGTGTCAGCGCGTAGGCGTTCCATGTTCTCGCGGCTCAAGGCTTCGACCTTGCGGGCCTGTTCTTCGGCCAGCTTGCGTTCGAGTTCTTTGATGCGCGTGTGTTCGGCGCCCTTTTCCCAGCCCCATGAATGGCCGTTCGGGCAATGCCAGTAACCACCGAGCCGGGCGCAGCGGTCATACATGGCTTGCGGAATGGCATGCACACAACCGCACTGCTGGCAGACCATTTCCTTTAGATCGTAATCGAGCTTAATCGCAAGCATCTAAGCCTCCTAAATATCCTTCGATCCGCTCAGAATGCGAAAACGGACCGTAGCTCCATCGCACGTTTGACAGGATTTCTTTTGCCGTTTCCGCCGCCACCTGCACGTCTGCCGTCATGTAGTTGGGCGACATGCTGGCCGAGTCATGCAGCACGGCCAGCGACTTTTCCAGCAAAGTCAAATCCGGCTCGGGAATAAAGAAGTTCTTCGTACTTTGGCTGGCGTTCACTTCCACCCCCATTCCATAAGCAACCACGGTTGACGGGTCATGGCTGCGGGTCCGGCTTGGCGGTTGCGTACAGCTTTTCCCGGTAGATGGTCAGCGCGAGAATTACGGACACAACATCCGACTGCGAAATGCCGCCGATCTTTGCAAGGTCAGCAATGAACTTCGCGTGGCCTTTTGGTAACCGCAACTCAACGTCTACAAGATTCTTAGCCATTAGATTTCTCCCAACTCAACAGCAACACTTCCCGCGCCAGCCGCGAGATCAGGCTCACATTCTTGACCGGGCGCAATTCGGCGGCTTTGCCGTAGCGGGTGCGCTCGGATTGTGAAATGTAGATTTCCCTGTTTTCGGAAAGTAGCTTTTCAAACGCGGGGTCAACTCCGGTTTTCATGGCAAATGTCTCCAGGTTTTGCGGTTTTGGATGGCGTATATGGCGGCTGTGGAAACGCCATAGTCCTTGGCAATCTCACGACCAATCCGAATGTCTCCGCGAATGCGCAATACTTGTTCCGTGGTTAGTTTCGTCAAATGGCAGTCCTCGCCCCTGGCAACAGGTATGGCGACATACCGGCCCTTGTTCCTCATGTCCCGGTTGTTGTCGGCATGCGTTCCGAGGAACAAGTGGTCAGGGTTGACGCAAGCCGGGGTGTCGCACTTGTGGCAGATACACATGCCGGGCGGGATATCTCCTTTGCGAAGCATCCATGACACCCTTGGGGCAACTTCTGGCCGGTGGCGGGTATTGAGGCGGCCATACCCGCGCATATCGGTTGAGCCCGTCCAAAGCCAACACCCCGTTTCAGTCACAGCCTCCCACTTGGAATCAAAACGCCTCAATACCGATTCCCTTAGGTCTCCACTCGGGGTTTGCGGTGGGCCGGCCAGCAGCCTTCTTTCTTTGGCCCTCTGATTTGATCGGACGCGGTTGAGTCGCGCACGTTCCGCGCGGTAAGCGCGCAGACATGTCAGGCAAACTCGGCCATGAATCCGGTCTGAGTGCAGCTTTCCGCAATGCCTGCACTTCACAACCCGATTGCCGCTCAGCAACTTCTCGAACGCCGGGTCGGTGGGGTAGGGGGTCATGCTTTGTCCTCGATTAGCCAGCGGGCTTTACAGACGGTTGCGGACCAGCGGATAGCCGGAACATTTAAGCCCTGATCTTCAGGATGGTCGCCAACGTCGAAAGCCATGTGTATGGCCTCGGTGGCGTCTGACTTCGTCAACTCGGTGCTGGATCGCGCCATGCGAACCAATCCTGGCGGCCCGTTGCCGGTGTTGACGCCGGGAACCATGCGCTCGCCCAGCACCATGGCCGAGAACAGGTGCCGCCAGTCGGCTTTACGGAACCGTTGACCGTGCCAGCGGATTTGCTCCAAGTCCTCGCAGGCAGCGTTGAACAAGTTCTGCTGCTTGCGCGTCATCGGTGCGCGGCCCGATTCTTCCCACGGCTCGGTAGGCTTCGTGTCCATCAAAATGGCACTTTGTCCAAGTCGTCAGGCTCGAATTCGGACTGACGCGATGCTGGTTTGCTTGCAGGCTTGCTGTCCGGCTTCCCGCCCGTGAGTTTCACCTCTCGAACATCCAGCGTCAGGTAGGTTTTGCCTTCGTGTTCGCGCGTGCCGATGTCACCTTCGACTACGATCTGCGAACCCTTCGTGAGATACGGCGCCAGCTTTTCGCCACGATCGCCCCACAGGCTGCAATCGAGCCAGACGGTTTGCTTCTTATCGCCCCAGCCGTTGTCGAAGGCGGCAGAAAACCCGGTGACGGCCTTCCCGCCTTGGGTGAAGCGCGTCACGGCGTCTTTGCCGATGCGGACTAGCTCTTTGAAGTTCGACATTACGCAGCCTCCTTGGCGGCATGCTTGAGCGCCAGACATTCGGCGCGAGTAAAGCGGGTCCACAGGCCGGCCTTTTCTTCGTTGTCCAGGCCGGCGCGACCGATCGCCTCGAGGGCGCCCTTGCCGTCATCGACTTCGAGGTATTCGCGGACAGTGATCGCCAGCTTTCCCAGCTCGTTCCGCGTTTCTTCTTCCAGTCCTTCCCAGACACCGAAGGAGGTATTCGGCACGCGCTTGACCGCGCCGACCGGCACCGGACGAGAGTCATGCTTGGCCGATTCGCCGTCGTCGTCTTCCTGGGCGATGCCTGCGGCTGCTGCCGCGCTGTAGCGGCGCAGATAGGTCGTGGCGCTCCCGATGCCCTGCGCATCGCTCTTGGCGGGCACACAGGACGCCACCGCCACGATATAGCCGCCTTCCTTGTGGGCGATGATGGTCGTCACGCTGGCGAGCGCGCCGTCGAAGCCGGGGAACTGGGACAGGCTCAGGCCATGCTTGGCGAAGACCGGGCGCGTCGTGTTGAGGATTTCGGCCAAGTCCGCGTACTTCGATTTGAAGTGCGGGTTGGCGGCATTCTTGCTCGCGTTCTCGATTTCGCCCTGCGCCTCGGCAATCGCGGCGAATAGGGCGGGCGACGCGTGTTCAGTGTTCGTGTTCATGGGGAATCTCCGGTTCATCGGGGTCGGTTACATCGGGCGGGTCATCTTTCCAGCGCATACATCCTCTTAGCCGGCTAACCGGCAGGGTGGTGGGGGTTAGGTTTCGAGAGGAAGCGGCTTGTATTCCCGCATTCCAAGGCGAATATCTATCGCGCGAACGATCTTTTCGGTATCAGGTTTCAAGTTCTGGTTCATATTCCTCTCCGCGCAGACCAAAGGTGGAAGCCACCGCGTTTCTCGCAGTTATCTTCTGCGGCGAACCTTTCGTACCGTTAGCCAGAAGCGGGCGTAATTCGGGATCAACTCTGAGCATGTACTGCTTGAACCGCGCATCCGCAGGCGCATTGATCGCGGCCTTGGCCGCCTCGCCGAAGATGGCGATCGCCTCATCGCGGTCCATCACGCCATCCGGCTCCGGCGTGGAGTTGAGCACGCGCACCATCACCAGCGGCTCGTCGCCCGGAATCTCCTTGCGGTACAGGATGCCGACCGCGTCGTGGCTGAGCACTTCGGCGCCGCCGTCGTGCAGGTAGCGCGCCATGCCGTAGCGCTCAATCATCACGCGCTTGATTTCGGCGTTCGGCTCCTTGTCGATCAACTCGACGGTGATCTCGTGCGGCCGCTCGATGATGTATTCCGGCAAGCGCACGCCGTGCCAATAGTAGAGCGACCAGCCATCACGCCAGCGGTGCGACGGACCATCCGCGCAGTGTGGGCGGTTTTGTTCGTCGACCAGCAGCACTTCCGGAAAGTCGCAGACCATGCAGAACTCGGGATGCATGAACCGCAAGCCGCCCTCGATCGCGGCTTGTTCGAACGCGGCAAATTTTTCGTGCACCGGCAACCGCAGACC